CAAATACCGCAACAAATCGAAGGCAAGATACGAGGTGCAAAACCCTCAAAAGCCATGCTTAAATCTAAAAGAAGAAAGAAAAAATAATGGGTAAACTTTGTCCAAGAGGAAAAGCAGCAGCTAAAGCAAAATTTAAAGTGTACCCGAGCGCGTACGCGAACATGTATGCATCAGCAGTATGTTCAGGTAAAATTGTGCCTGGTGGTAAAAAAAAGAAAATGAGTGGTGGCAGTATTTCACAACAAAGAAAAGCAGTATCTAATTATAAACAAGGAGGTGTTGCTAAAGGTTGTGGAGGTGTAATGAATAATAGAAGAAAAGTAACTAAAAAATATTAATATGGGTTTACGTAATTGGGTTAAAGAAAATTGGGTGGATATTGCAAATAAAAAATCTGACGGTTCTTATCCTAAATGTGGAAGAAGCGGTGGAGAAAAAAGAAGTAATTATCCTAAGTGTGTGCCTATTGCAAAAGCTAGATCCATGAGCCGTGGACAAAAATCAAGTGCCGTGGCACGAAAACAACAAGCCGCGAACACCGGACCTAAACCAAGTAATGTTCCAACTCTTAAAAAAGAAAGTGCTTACATGGGTAAATTTATAAGTGGAGAGTTTGATGGAGTAAAACATTCTAATCAATCTAAAGTAGATTACTATGGAGATTTATTAAAATAATGTCTGACAATAACGAAACAGAAATTCAAAAAATGAAAAGGCTTGGTACTAAGGAGTACATTAGACAGCTTAATGAAGCTAAGTCTAAAACCAAACAAGAAAAAGATTTTAATAAAACAGGGCAATATTCTTTTAAAATAGATCCAACTCCTGAAAAAAAAGGTGGAATAATAAAAAAGAAAGTTAATAAAATGTTTGTAGGAGGAATACCTGATCCTAGTACAATTGTATCAAAACTTTCAGCAGCTTCACCACAAGATTATATAGATTATAAAACTAATACTGGAACTCAAGCTTCTTCAGATGTTGCAGAAAATACTGGATACAAGGCAGTTGAATTTAAAACAGCTCCTAAAGAAAAAGTAGAAGAAAAAAGTAAAGGTGGTATGATTTATACTAAACCACATCAAAAAAAATATTACGGAGATTTAATATAAATGGCTACATCAGGCACAACAGATTTTAACTTATCAATTGATGAAATTGTAGAAGAAGCTTATGAAAGAATAGGCATTAGATCTAATTCTGGTTATGATATTAAATCAGCTAGAAGAAGTTTAAACATATTGTTTTCTGAATGGGGTAATAGAGGAGTTCATCTTTGGAAAGTAGAATTAAAAAATCAAGCATTAACTGCAGGTACTATTACTTATACTACACCTAGCGATTGTAGTGATATTTTAGAGGCTTATATTTCTTCAACATCAGGTATTACAACATCAACAACAGATTTATCTTTAACTAAAATTGATAGATCAACTTATGCTGCACTTCCAAATAAAGGACAAACTGGTCAACCATCACAATATTATGTAGATAGACAAATAACTCCTACTGTTAGTTTATATCTTGCTCCTGATGCAAACACTTATACATTTTTAAAATATTATTACTTACAAAAAATTCAAGATGCAGGTTCTTATACTAATGACGCAGATTTACCTTATAGATTTATACCATGTATGGTTTCAGGACTTGCTTATTATTTAGCACAAAAAAGATCTCCTGAAAGAATAGATTTATTAAAAATGGCTTATGAAGATGAAATGAAACGAGCTTTGGATGAAGATGGACAAAGAACTAGTTTATATATAACACCACAAAATTATTTTCCACAAGGATAATTTATGCCAGTATTTGCTAAAGGTAAAAGATCACTAGCTATATCAGATAGATCAGGAATGCAATTTCCTTATCTTGAAATGGTTAAAGAATGGAATGGTTCATTCGTACATTTTTCAGAATATGAAGCTAAACAACCTCAATTAGAACTTAGATCTCAAGGCGGAGATGCTCAAGCATTACAATCTCCAAGAGCAGATGTAAGACCTGGTGGTGCATGTGATGTTGATTTAGATTTATATTATTGGCCAGGACAATTTACATCTATTGGAATGCAACCTGGAATAAGTGGAGACATTATAAATTCAAATAGATCGGCATATACAGGTGTTGGTAATATAACAATAGTAATATCATGACATACGCAGAATTAGTACAAAAAATTAGAGATTATACAGAAGTAGGTTCTGAAGTTTTAACAGCCACTATTGTAGATGGTTTTATTAGAGATTCAGAATTTAAAATATTCAGAGAAGCAGATGCAGACTACGCGCGCGAGTACGCGACATCTACATTTACAGCTAATAATAAATATGTAGTATTACCTAGTTCTTCTGGTTCATCTGGTACTAATAGTTCTAGAAGAGCTTTAATTGTTCGTTCAGTTGTTGCTACAAATACATCTGGTATTCAAGTATCACTAGAACCGAGAGATGATACATTTATAACAGAATATAATTCATCAGGATCTACTGGTTTTCCTAAGTATTATGCTACATTTAGAGAAAATGCTATTGAAGTAGCTCCTACACCAAGTTCAGCTTTTGTAGTAGAATTAGATTATATTTACACTCCAGATGGTTTAAGTGTAACAAATACAGAAACTTATATTTCTGTTAATGCACCAGAATTATTGTTATATGCTTGTTTAGTAGAAGCTTTTGCATATTTAAAAGGACCCATGGATATGTACAAACTGTATCAAGAGAAGTATAATATGGCATTACAAGGATTTACGTTAGAACAAACAGGTAGAAGACGTAGAGACGAGTATCAAGATGGAACGTTACGAATTAAAGTACCGTCACCATCACCATAATAAAATTATAGGAGAATAATTATGACAGCAAGTATAGACCAAGCAGTTTGCAATAGTTTTAAATCACAACTTTTAGGTGGAGCACACGATTTTGATTCTGGTTCAGGACAAGTTTTTAAATTAGCGCTTTTCCAATCAAACGCAGTATTAAATGCTACGACTACAGTTTTCACTTCAACAAATGAAGTGGCAAACACAGGACAATATGTTTCTGGTGGAGGAATATTAGCATCACAAACAGTTTCATTAGATGGTTCAGTAGGAATAGTAGATTTCGCAGATTTATCTTTTACAGGAGTTACACTAAGTGCATTGGGTGCAGTAATTTATAATACTTCATTCGGTAGTAATGCAGCAGTGTGTGTATTAGATTTCGGTGCTGTTAAAACTGCAACATCAGGAACATTTACAATTCAATTCCCAGCTTTTACATCAGCAGCAGCTATTTTAAGAATCGCTTAATTTTAGGAGGGCCAGGTGGCAGATATTACAGTCCAAGTAACATCACCTGGCACTCTAACTACTTGGGGTTATAGTTCTTGGGGATTAAATTCTTGGGGACAAATAACAGGAGCAATTTTAGAACAAAATAGTGCAAGTATTACTATTGATGTTAACGCAAACGCTTCTACAAATTTAATATCTTTAAATCTTAATTCTGTAGCTGTAGATATAGCAGCCCTTATTCAATTAAGTACAAATTTAATTAACTCTACTGTAAATTCAGTTTTTGGTGGAGAAAGTATATTTGTAGATGTTACTACTCCAGGATCAAATACAACTTGGGGATATGAATCTTGGGGAAGTAATTCTTGGGGGCAAATTGTAGGTCTTGATGTTAACTTAGGTAATGAGGATGTTTCCTTAGGTATTCAACAAGATGTTACAGGACAACAATTAAATTTAACTACAAATACTGTAACTCTTACAGGCGATTCTAATGTATTTTTATCTACAAATTTATTACAAGTAAGTTTAGGAGATGAAAGTCTTGTAGGTAATGCTGAAGTAACATTAAGTACAAATTTATTAAATATCACTACAGGAAATGAGTCTATAATTATAGATGTTAATCCTAATATAATAGGGAATTCTATAAATTCTACAGTTAACTCTGTACTCGTAGATATAGCTGTCCTTGTTGAATTAAGTACAAATTTATTACAAGTAAGTTTAGGAGATGAAAATGCTGATGCAAATACTATAGTTGAATTAACTACAAATTTATTAAATATCACTACAGGAGATGAGTCTATTATTGCAGATGGTAATGTTGTTTTAACAGGTCTAAATATGACCACTTCTACAGGTCGTTTATTTATTACAGCGTGGGCAGTTGTAGATATAGGGGTAACCAATAATTGGAGTGTGGTTGACATAGCGGCTTAATGAAACTAAAATTGGTTATTATACCTAATTTATAAAGGATTTTTATGGCATCATCGTTTTCAACTGATTTAAAATTAGAACTTATGGCTACGGGTGAAAACTCGGGTACATGGGGAGATAAAACAAATTCAAATTTAGACCTTTTACAACAAGCTATTGCTGGTTATCAATTAATTACACTTACTTCTACTAACACAACTTTAGTAATGACTGATGCTACAATATCAAATGCTAGAAATGCTGTTATTGAATTTGCAGGAACAATAGCTGCTAATACTACTGTTTTCGTAGCTACAGGAATTGAAAAAACTTACACTTTAAAAAATGGCACATCAGGCGCTTTTACACTTGCTTTAAATCAAGTAGGTGGAGCTTCAGTAATATTTGGAGCAACTGATAAAACTACTAAACAAGTTTATTTAAATGGAACAGATGCAGTAGATTTAGCAACTGTAAATCTTACAGCACCTCAAACATTAACTAATAAAACTTTAACATCACCTACACTTAATACTGCGATATTACAATTAGGAGCTTCTTTAAATACTAATGGTTTTGATATTGCATTTAATACTGCAACTGGAATAGATGATGATTCAGGTAATCAACAAATTATATTTACTAAAACTGCATCAGCAGTTAACGAAGTAACTCTTGCTAATGCTGCAACTGGAAATAATCCAAATTTTACAGCATCTGGAGATGATGCTAACGTTGGTATAAATTTTACACCAAAAGGAACAGGCGCAGTAACTTTCAATGGAATGGGTAAACTTGAAGAGATAAAAGAAAAAGTTAATATATATACAACAGCAACTACAGGCACTATGAACTTTAATTTTTTAGACGGTGCTGTTGAATATCATACAGGAACAGCAACAGGTCAATTTACTTTAAATCTAAGAGGTAGTTCTTCTACAACTCTTAATAGTTTAATGTCAGTTGGGGAATCTATGACAGGTGCTTACTTAAATACTAACACAACTTTTTATCTTTCAACAATAACGATTGATGGTTCATCAACAAACGTTACACGTGAATTTCAAGGTGGTTCTGCACCAACCGCAGGTAACGCAGGAATAGATGTTTACGCATTTACTGCAATTAAAACATCAACAACACCAGCTTATACTCTTTTAATATCACAAACTCAATTTAATTAAGGAGATTTTGTAATGCCTTTAAATTCAACAAGAGGTGGTGGTTCAGCAAAAGGATTTGGACTTACAGCAGGAGCAGCTGGATGGGATGGATCTCTTGACTATTTAGTAGTAGCAGGTGGAGGAGGAGGTGGAGGAGGTAATGGTGGTGCAGGACCAGGATCAGGAGGAGGTGCGGGTGGTTACAGAGCAACTACATACGGACCAGCTCCATTAAATGCTTCAACAGTCACAGGTGTTACTGCAGGAACTTATGGAATTACAGTAGGTGGTGGTGGAGGTGGTGGACCACAAAGCGCACAAGGTCAAACTGGTCAAAACAGTGTATTAGCTCCAGGAGCCCCATGGACAAAAACATCAGCTGGTGGTGGAGGAGGTGGTAGATATCCAAACGTAGGAGGAATTGCAGGAGGCTCTGGAGGAGGAGCCGGTAATAACGATAATCAAGGAACAACTCAAGGTGGAGCAGGAAATACACCACCATCTTCACCACCACAAGGAAATGCTGGTGGTCAAAATGGTTGGTCTAATGGAGGATCAGGCGGTGGAGGTGCTACTGCATCTGGAACCCCTGGACCTCCAAGTCCTTTTACACCAACTGCTGCAGAAGGAAAGCCTGGTGGAGCTGGAGCACCTAATTCAATAGTTGGACATCCAACGGCAGTATTTTATGCTGGAGGTGGAGGTGGAGGATCTTATGGTCCTTTTTCAGGTGGTCCAGGAGGACAAGGAGGAGGAGGAGCTGGAGGATCTACAGCACAATCCGCAGGTGCTCAAAATGGAGACACAAATACTGGTGGTGGTGGAGGTGGAGCAGGACCTGGACAAACCGAACCTGGTGTTGGTGGACAAGGTGGTTCTGGTATAGTTGTTGTAAGAGCTCCAAAAGCTGCTGCACCAAGAATTTCTGTTGCTCCTGGAACAAACACAAAAACGACTACTCCTACTGGAGAAGTAGTTGCAACATTTACAGTTTCTGGACAATTAACAATAACATAATATGGCTCATTTTGCTGAGATAGATTCAAATAATAAAGTTAGAAGAATATTAGTTGCTTGTAATCAAGACATTGCTAATAATGGAGGAGAATTATCTGAACAAGCTGCAAAACATTTTGAAACAATAGTACCTTTATCTTCTAATGGGATAAAATGGGTACAAACTTCTTATAATCATAATTTTAGAAAACAATATGCTGGAGAGGGGGATACTTATGATCCAGTAAAAGATATTTTTATAAAAGTTCAACCTTATCCATCTTGGACATTAGATTCAAATAATGATTGGCAATGCCCTATACCACATCCAAGTATTATAACATATGGAAATAATATGCCTTATTCAATTGATTGGGACGAACCTAATCAAAGATGGATTGGAAAAGACGCTGAATTAAACGAATTTATATGGATACCATCATCTTCATCTTGGATAGCAACGGGTAATTAGGCTTTACTATTATTTAAAAATTTAATATAAACACTGTAGAATGAATCTACAGAACTACTATTATTTTTTTAAAAATGCACTTACTCCTAGATTTTGCGATGAAATAATTAAACGCGGCAAAAAAGAACAAGAGCAAATTGCTTCGATAGGTAATAAAGATCCTAAAACAATATCTAAAAAAGAAATTAATGATTTAAAAAAATGGAGAAATTCAAATATTGCATGGCTGAATGATCAATGGATATATAAAGAAATACATCCTTATATTCATCAAGCAAATAAATCAGCGGGATGGAATTTTGATTGGGATTATTCCGAAGCATGTCAATTTACTAAATATAGTAAAGAGCAATTTTATGATTGGCATAATGATTCTTTTGAATCTCCTTATGAAAATTTAGATGATAAAAATTTCCATGGGAAAATTAGAAAATTATCTGTAACAGTTTCTTTGTCGGATCCAAAAGATTATAAAGGAGGAGAGTTAGAATTTGATTTTAGAAATGGAGGAAAAGATGTGCCATCAACTAAAAAATGTGAAGAAATTTTACCTAGAGGTTCTATAGTTGTGTTTCCTTCATTTGTATGGCACAGAGTAAAACCTGTTACAAAAGGAGTGAGATATTCATTAGTAATTTGGAGTCTTGGATATCCGTTTAAATAAAATATGAGTTTTAAAAAAAATAAATATGTAATTATTAAAGAAGCAATATCAGAAGATCTTGCAAAGTTTTGTTATGATTATTTCATGATGAAAAAACAAGTAGCAAAGACAATGTTTGATACACGTTACATAAGTCCCTTTACGGAATATTTTGGTATATGGAGTGATCAACAAGTGCCCAATACTTATTCACATTATTCTGATATTGTAATGGAAACTTTACTTGTAAAACTTCTTCCAATTATGGAAAAAGAAACAGGATTAAAATTAAATACAAATTATTCATACGCTAGAATTTATAAAAAAGGAGATATACTACATCGTCATAAAGATAGATTCTCATGTGAAATATCTACAACTATGCATTTAGGTGGTGGATGTTGGCCAATTTATTTAGAACCAGATGCATCACAAGGTAGTGTAGATGAAAAAACAGGAAATTATAAACCATCAAAAGCAAAAGGTGTTAAAGTAATGTTAGAGCCGGGGGACATGTTAGTTTACCGTGGAAATGAATTAGAACATTGGAGAGATAAATTATCTTTTGATGATTGTGGTCAAGTATTTCTACATTATAATAATGTAGAAACTAAAGGTTCTGAAGAAAATATATACGATCGTAGACCTCATTTAGGACTTCCTGCTTGGTTTGCAAAAAAATGATTTGGCCTACAATAATAGTTGATAATTTTTTTGATGAACCAGAAAAAATAGTTGAATATTCAAAAACATTAAATTTCACGCCGGATCCTGAAGGTAAATGGCCTGGGGTAAGAACAGATTCAATGGTAAATATTGATGATAATTTTTTTAATTATGTAAATTATAGAATCGTAAGATTAATTTATCCTATGAATCATAAAAAAATGAATTGGAAATGTACTCAATTTTTTCAAAAAGTTGATGGTAATGTATTTAAAAATGAAGGATGGGTACATTCAGATTCCCCAGTTGAATTTACAGCTATAATATATTTAAGTAAACACAGAAATTGTGGAACATCTTTATATGATAAAAAACATTTTTTTAATGAGTCAATAAATGAAAAAAATTGTGAAAAGAGAGACGAAGCTTATAAAAGTTTAAACTTTAAAAATGAATTAAAATATTTAAAACAAAACAATAATTTATTTGAAAAAAATTTAACTGTAGATTCAAAATTTAATAGATTAGTTTTGTTTGATTCGAATCAACATCATGCTGGGGATAAATATAAAGATGGTGAAAACAGTGAAGATAGACTTACATTAATAACATTTTTTTATGAATTAAGTACCGAATATATTAAATATCCATTAACTGAAATGAGGAGACCCTTTTAATGAGTAATACTTACGATTTTTGGTTTTGGAAAAAATTTTTTAATAAAAAAAAAATAATAGAAATTAATAATTTAATTGAAAAAAATTTTGATGGTTTTGAAGGAAAAGAAAGTGCCGCTGTAGATCTTAAAAATAATTCAAAAAAAAATTCTTTAGTCAAATGTATTTTATGGAAAAAAATAAAACATTTATTAGAAGGTGTTCACACTGCTGCAATATTATCGGCAAGACAAAATTTTGGTTATGATGTTTATGATGTTTCTGATTTAGATCATTGTTTATTAAATACCTATTCTTTTAAAAATAAATCAAAATATGATTGGCATGTGGATATGGATAAATCAGATTTATACGACATCAAATTAACTGTTTTAATTAATTTATCTTTAAATTCATATGAAGGTGGAGATTTTAAACTTTTTAAAACAAATGAATTTATAGTTCCACAATTAAAAAAACCAGGAAACATAATAATGTTTAAATCACAAATTAATCATTGTGTAACTCCAGTTACAAAAGGAGAAAGAAAAACTTTTACAATGTTTATAAAAGGCCCAAAATTTAGATGATAAAATTTAAATCTCTTATCCCAGAGATATTAAAAGATACCCCAATAAAAAAATGTAATCCAAATGATTTTGAATGGTTTAAAAAAATTTTAAATGATTTAAAAAAAGAACCTTCAAATTTTCATACAGGACGTTGCCCAGGAATAATTAGTATTTTAAATAGAGGTTGGATTCAATATGCCTATCAAGATTTTTTAATAGAAACAAATGGAGATTTGGAAAATTTTAAATGGAGTTCAAGTATTGATCAAAAAAAATTAAAAAATGGTGAATTGTTAGGCAACTACATTAGTAGTCATCCAAAAGAACAACTACAAAAATTTAAACCTTTTCTAGAAAATACATTGTATACAGTAATAAAAATAAATAGTCCTTGGGTAGTTTATATTCCAGAAGGCTACTCTTTATTATCAATGCCAATTCCTTATAATGATGATGTTAGATTTACAGCAGCAACTGGGTTTTTAAAAGGAACTATTTTTTGTAATGTTCAATTATATTGGCATAAATTAAATAGTAAAGAAGTGGTAAAAAAAGGAACTCCTTTATGTCAATATATTCTTGTTAAAGATGAAAAAGTTGATTTTGAAATATCTAAAACAAATATAAAAGATATAAACCATTTAGAAAAATTAAGAGATTCAAATATTATTTAAAAAATGAAAGATAAAGAAATTTTTATTTATTTTTTATGTGGATTACCTAGAGCAGGTAATACTCTTCTAGGATCATTATTAAATCAATCTAAAAATGTAAAAGTAACTGCAAACACAATTTTAACAGATGTAATTTATCAAATAGAATTACTTAAAAATTACGAAATATATAATAATTTCCCTGATGAAGAATCATTAAATAATATATCAAAAAATCTTTTTAATAATTATTATCAAGATTGGAATGTTGATAATATTATTGATAGAGGTCCATGGGGCACTCCAATTAATTTAAAATTATTAAAAAAAATTATTAAAAAACCAAAATTTATTATTCTTTATAGACCTGTTTTAGAATGCCTTGCATCATTTATAAAAATAGAAAAACCAACTGATGTTGAAAAAAGATGTCATCAATTAATGAAAGATGATGGAATGATTGGAAAAAATTTATGGAGTATAAAAAATATTATAAAAGAAAAAGAAGATTATATTCTTATACATTATAAAGATTTTTTAAAAAATTCAAATGAAACTATTAAAAAGATATGCAATTATTTAAATATTAACTTTAAAAATATAAAGTTTAATAATTTTAAAAAATTTTCTGTAAACAACATAAGTTATAATGATAGTATTTATAAAGCTAAACTACATGATATAAGAACA